TTGAAAGGTTGTACTCCAACCTCTAAGGTTAGCGGGGAAACATCCAAGATGCAATATTTGATTTTCTGAAATAGCTGAAAAGGGATCATCCCAAGCGCCATTTGCAGCAGTTCTGTCTATATACTCAGCTCCTATTGAAGTTCCATCACTTGCATAGTATCTAGCATAAAGTCTAGTAAAATCAACAGTAGATGTAACCATAGCCATAGTTCCATAATCATCTAAATTGGCATATTGAGTAGCAGGTGCATTAGTTAGAAATTCATCTGTGTTGCTATTTAATATGAACTTAGTCATGTCATATCCAAAGTTGTTTCCTGACCTGTAAAGAGCTTCTGTATGTTTTACATATCCATTAAATATTAGAAACACACCTGAGTTCTGTGTAGTACCATCCTGCCTAGCAACTACATTAGGGTCTGACACTCCATTGTTGGTAGCTCCTAGATATTCTACATAAAACTGAATTACCATGTATCTAATTAGATTAGTGTTTAATGAGAACTTGTCAATTAAGTGTATTGGTATTCTTTCATTAACTGATGCAGTATTGTCTTTAAACTGACTATTGTCGGAAGCCATGTTATCCGCTTTTACATAATTTTCAATTACATTCCTTAAATCAAACATCCCTACACCTGCATTGTTTGGAGTTGTTTTGAATACACCTTTTAAATTATTAGAGTTAGCAGTATTAGGTATTGTCGTACCTATATGTACTTCAGCACAAAACTTAACCTTAGTTTCATTTGCTACTGCTGTTTGGTTAGATACTACAAATATTAAATCCTGACCTACTGGAGTTGGTATTCCTATTGGATATTGTTCTATTACACAATTTGCTGCCATGTTATTTTGTTTTTGTAAATGTTGTTATATATAACTGCACATCTTTTTTAAATTCTTTTAAAATGTTTTTACCAAGATCTTTATAAGCATTCCCTAAAGGTTTTTGAAAGAAGCTAAGGCTTGGTATTCCTTGTATTTTTATTTTTCTGCTTATTAAATATGCAAACCCTGACAAAAATTGTCCTGTTTTTTTATCTCTACCTCTACCAAGTCCTTTTGGCTTTATACCTTTTTTCTTTATCCATTTAGACAGTATGTCAATAGGAGGACCTTTAGTTGTGTAACTATAAGGGCTTGATTCATTTTTGCCTTTGTAGTTTAAAAAACTTCTTTTCTTTTTGTTTCCTGATACACCTTTGTCTAAAAAAGTACCATAGTCTGCCATGTAAAATTTAACACTATAACCATTAGCATCCGTACTTACAACTGCCCTTATAGAATCACCTAAAGCCGTATTACCTTTATCTGATTTTAATATACCTTTGGATTCTTTTACAACTTGCGCTGCAAAACTGTTTAAATAATTTTCTAGACTACGAGTATTCATTAAACAAGCCCTACAAATAATTCTACCTGAGTATCTGCTGTTTTAGGTTTTACTTGTAAAGATGCTAAGTCCTCTAAAGTTCCAAATGCTGGAGATGTATCTGTTTCTCCAATAGCCACTTCTTCTCCTATGCTAAGGATGTGAGAGTTCCCTCCAGTTAATGTTACTTGATAATTAGTTCCTGTTGTTACTATTGCTAACTCTATACTGTTAGTAGTGTCTAAGTTTGTAACTCTAACATATCTTACATTCTCTACATCTATTGCACCTGCTGATGTGTGAGGAGTTGTTGCAAAGGTTGCTATTGTAGTTACATTACCATTAATACAAGTTACTATTCTTTCCATTACATTGTTTATACCCGTAGTAGTTACTGAGTTACTTGAACCTCTAACTGCTCCATTTAAAGTTACTGATTCACTTATTGTTGTTACTAAATCTGCCATGTTTATAATTTTATTGTTATTTTAAAAAATCCTATTTCTATTGTATATCTTCCTATCTTAAATTTCATTAGTACCCTGCACCTGCATCTGTAACAGGTATTTCACAAGTATCAAAATCATTCATTACTCTAACGCCTATTGTAAATGTCCAACCGCATAAAAGATTATCAAACCTTTCTTGGAATGGCTCTATTGTGAACTGATCTTGCGTAAAGTATAGCGGCTCGTTTATATCATTTACTCCTGCTTGTGATTGTCTTGAGCTGTGTCTTAACATACCTATAAAATCAGTACATATTTCTAAGGTCTGATTCCATACTTGCTGTTCGTTGTTCTTAGGGTCTAATAGTTTAGTTAATTGTTTAGCTTGAAATGTTTTCCAGTTATCCTTTTCAGATACTAAGTCGCAAATAAACAGCTGAAAGTTGTAAACCAACTCACTATCTCCTGTTGTTACTGATGTTGGATTGAGGTGCAAGAGGGGTAGCTTTTCCATTTTATCAAGTTGAATATCATAAATATCTCCTACTGATACTGTTGTGATTTGCTCATGATACTCCCCAAGTCTACACAGAGTATCTATTACATTGTTATAAGTCTTATTGCTTACTGCCATGTTTTACTTTATTTTGTGATTCTAAATCTGTTTCATAACTTAACCATGTTAATGCTTCTAATAAGTTAAGCTTAGTTATCTGTTCTAACTTTGAAATATCTGCATTAGTCAATCTATACATTACTCCAAACCAACTCCATTTTTCTGCAAAAGATTCGGTGGCAACTGCATCTTCATTTCCTTCAGCACCTCCGTCAAAGATGATTCCAAAGTCAGCAATAATATCGTTGCGAAATGATAAAAAAAAACCAGCGCTGATTGCACTTGCTCTGCTGACATCTTCTTCATCTCCTCCGCCCTTATGCTTATGTTACCATCATAAGCTTCTATTGTATAGACCTCATTATTCTCTTCAACTATTGGTCTATATAAAATAGCGCAAACTTCAGGCATATTCTTTTCAATGTCATTCTTAATCATGGTTTCCAAATCGGCATATTCTCCTAATGTTATTTCATCTAAATTAGGATGGAACCCATACCTTTTGCCGTTTACTTCAATTACTCTTTTTAAAGAACTGTCTTGTTTTGCTTGAAGCTCAGACAACTTACTCATTATAAAAGCTACATCTTTTAATTCCAACTGCTTAATTAATTCTTTTGGAATATTAGATAAAGCTGCTATTGTTTCCTCTGCTTCTTCACTCTTTGTACCATTATGAAAGTCAATTAGTTTCAGCCACTTCTCTAGTGTTACATCTTCCCACTTACTAATTAACTTGAACTCCTTTGTCTTGCCCTTCTTCTTAATCTTAACCTTCATACATTATATAATAGAAATTGTTGATATTTAGTTTACTGTTTAATATTTTTTTATATATTTGCTTAGTTTTTTGGTTTCAGTTAGTTGTTAAGCCCCTCGCTACCTTTCTATTATCTTGTCGTAATACTTTAAGCGGGGGGTTTTTTATTGCACAAAATACCTACCTGCATTTGGATTGTCTAAGTGATATATTACATTATAACGGATTCCATCAATAGCATGGTTATAAGAGTCTACATATAATTTTGAGGATTTGTCGCTGTATATATAATTGTTCAGCTCTTTAGCTATGTTAGTTGATTCAGGAGTTATTACTAACTCAAAGTCTTGCATCCTAGTTATACCACTTTCAATAGTTCCTTTCTTAACTGGTTTAATGTTTACTCCTAAATGCTTTAAGTCTGCTATTAGTCTTGGTTCGCTGCTATCTGCGATAATCAACATATTCCCAACTTTGTCTAATATAATCTGTGCAAGTTCTTGTGATTTTAAACCATTCTTATATATATGCTCTTTTAAATATATCTTTTGTTTCTTCTTGCAAATGGCAATTTGTGTGAGACTGTCAGGATCAACAGAAAAGCCAAAGTCCATTCCACAAGAAGTCTGTAAGCCATCAGGATTAAATTCTCCTATACTCCAGTTAGTAAATACCACACCATCTGCTCTATCTAACCATCCTCCTAGTATTTTATGCTGATACTTTTTAAAGTTCCTATGCTTTATAGTCTTAATACGCTCTAGGAAGCTCGTAGAGAGGTTTTCTTTATTGTCTAGGTATGTACTATGGATATAGCATACATTGTCTCTAACGCCATTAAAACCTGCTTCAACGCCTTTGTCCTCAAAGAATCTTTTGTATATCCAATGCTCTTTAGTTACTGGATTGAGTATAAGCACTACTCTGTTCTGTATATTCTTTTCTCTAATACTAAGATCTATGGTGTCAAATATATCCTCATCAATAAGTTCTTCTGCTTCATCAAGAATCCAGTTTGAAACTCCTGTTAATGATTTTAGACTAGCAGTTTGATTTCCTGCTGAAGTTTTAATACCTCTAAACAGTATATCACTTTTGTTTTTAGTATTTACTACTTCAGATTTGTTTATGCTAAATACATCATCATAGCCTAATAGTCCTATCTTTTCTAAGAACTCAGGAATGATTGATAAGTGAGCTGAAGTCATAGTGTACCTTGTAAAGAGTATTCTAATCCCTTTTGACATTGTTAGCAAAGTAAGAAAGACTGTAACAGCAAATGACTTTCCTGATCCTCTACCTCCTGTGATTATGAAGTACCTAGCATCAGATTCAAATAGTGGATTATATTTCTTACTCAGTTCCAGTATCTACAAATGTTATTAAAGGCATATTTAGACTTTCTTCATTTGAAGTAACATCTACTCTTTGTTGAGGTCTACCATAAAAGTATTCAAAGAATAACTTAACAGCCCATTGTTCTTTTTTCTCTAATCCTTTTTGTAAAGACTCTAAAGCCATTGCGTTCATTGGTGTTAGATTCTCTATTAGCTTTTGTTCTTCTGCTTTTGCCTTACGCCCTGCTCCTGTTCTTTTTCCTCCGTGTGTACTCATTTTGAAATAATTTGATTAATCAAGTTTCATTATATAATAGAAATCACTTGAATTCGTTTGGTAGCATTAATCTTATGCCTAGTTCTGTTAAAGCCCATATCCTTATTTGCTCTGCATATACTTCAAAGTCTTTTGTGTTCATTCTTGCTGTACTGTTTACTGTTTGCAGTCCTATCTGCTTATCGTTTATATCTATGCTTTGCCATTCACTTGCAAACTTTACTTTAAGTGTATCGTGCATTTCATCTGGGAAATAACCTAGCTCTGATGCTAATGGCTGTACTATACAAGCCCAATAGTAATTGTTTTGCATATTGCTTCTATTGTTTCTTTGCTTTTTTACTTTAACTATATAATCTGTCTGAAGCTCTTTTAGATAATTAAAAAGAGTTTGCTTATCTTGACTGGTATTAATCACAAAGTTCATAGTATAGTTTTCTGTTCTTAATATACATCATGTTTTTAGGTGCTTCTAACAGCTCTATCCCTTGTAAGTTGTATATCTTGTTTTCTATTGGCTTTCTTATTTCATTTACATAAGTAATATTGTAAGAACATATAGTGTCTTGCTTAATAGCTGTGCATAATAATATGTGAGTTGTTGAATCATAAAAATTAGTAGTCAAGGTTGCTATGTGTATTCCTTGACCATAATTATGTTCTATTGTTTGGTAGGCTAATGCTATTGGATTGTGTATTCCAATAAATGTAGTATCTGATCCATCTCCAAAATCTAAGTGATGCTCTGTATAATAATGACTTTGATTAATAGAGCTATAAGGAGCTATAAAAGTCTTACCGCCACCAGTGGTACATATCCAATTTGTCAAGCATAATATTAAAAGCAATAATTTCAAAATAATTCTTTTTGTTTTGTGCTTAATCTTTGTTTTATTATCTCGCAATACTCTGTACTAATTTCACTTCCTATATAGTTTCTATTGTTTAATAAAGCCATTTTAGCAGTTGTACCACTTCCTATAAAACAATCATAAATTAAATCTCCTTCATTGCTCCAACTTATAATATGGTCGTTTGCTAATTTCTCAGGAAATATTGCGGGATGTTGACTTTCTAATTTACCACCTGAATTGCTAGGGTTATAAGTCCAAACATTACCAATTTTAACTACTTCATTAATTTTTACTTGTCTTACATTCCAACTCCCATCTTTATTTCGTGATGTTTTTTTTATTCTAGTTGTTCTTTTATCATTATGTTTATTTAACCTTTTTCTTGTTATAGGATTAAAAGCATTTGGCTTTCCTTTACTAAAAACAAACATATACTCAAATCTTTGAAAATATCTATTTCCGCCAACAGGAGTAGTGGATTCTTTGTTATAAATCATTGTATCATGTAATTTAAATCCACATTCTATAAAATATAATGCTTGTTTAAAACTAGTTCCTGTTTCACTTCCATTTACAGTAGCATCCCCCACAACCCAAACAACTAAACCTCCTTTTTTTGTTACTCTACATAATTCTTTTGCTATACTTTCAAAGTCAAACGAATATCCGTTGTAAGTTCTTAAATTGTCGTATGGAGGAGAAGTAACAGTTAAATCAATAAAGTTATCTTCCATTCTTGCCATTGTATCTAAGCAGTTTTCATTGTATATTTTGTTGATTTCCATTAATCAAATGATTCGTTAATACCTCGTTCTCCAACTAGCTTTTCTTTAGCACCTGCCCATAGTTTATCATGCCTTTTCTTTTTGCTTAAAGACTCTTCTGTTCTTTTTAGACTAGGCATTCCTTCTTCTGGTTCGCTTTCCATATATAAACCGCAATCACAAAGAGCTTGAATGCAAACCCACTTCCCTTCTCTAAGACCAATAGTCTGCTTTCTTATTTCCTTCTCCTTGCCGCATTTACATTTGTACAAACTCATTTTGCTAATCCTCCTGTTCTAGTTTTACTTTCTTCATATAGTTTATCTAATTCAAAATGTAAAACATTAATTGCTTTCTGTATATCTTGCTCAGCAGGACTTCCCTCTTTTTTACCTGCTCTAAGTATATACTGTACTGCTTGTGCAGTCCATGCGTTTAAGTTAAAATCATCAACTATGTCTTTAGCTGAATAACCATACAAAGTTCCTGAATAATAACTAGGCTCAGGAGTCTTTTTGTAATCTTCTTTCTTTGTCATTTTCTAAAATTTTTATTAATCCATCTTGGGTGTTTAATGTTCTAGGTCTTTTAAACTTACGATATTCTTCAGGATTGAATATTAACTTGACCTCTCTTACTAATTCATTGTCATCATATTTAACTATCCATCTGCTCTGATAATGATAATTATTTCGTTTTAAGTGTGCTAAGTAACTCATTCGCTGTATTTTTTATATAGTTTTTTTATTGCATCAAAACAAGTTGATATACATGATCCGCAATTTGTAGTAGGAGAATAATTAGTCATGTGTATTGTGTTGTAGGTTTCTATCATTCTCTTTTTAGCTTGAACATCTTTTGCTCTTCCTGTCTTTAAGTCTTTCCACATATCTAATATTTCATCTATTATCTCTTGCGGCAAGTCATCAGGTATTTCTATTTTAGTTGTCTTTTGCCATTTTTTTGGATTGTCCGCACACTCCATAGGAGCCAACCTGCACTTCAGCTTCATAAAACATTTGCAAATGGAGCAATTTCCAAGCAAACTTATATACTTATCACAAGATTTACATATTGCTATTCTATCTTGATAGACTTCATCAGGAACAAAAAACTTATTAATAGTTCCTCCTGTCATCTGGGTGTTTAAAACCAAACTGCATTACAAAACTGTTGTTTTTTATTGGGTCATACATCTTCATTTAATTTCTTTTTAATTATTGTTCTTACTTTATCTATTGTTGTAAATAAGCTGTTGCGGCTTATCTTAGTCTTGGCAGCTAGACTGTCTAATGTTTCTCCTGAATAGTATAACTTGAATAACTCTCTATCATACCAACTATCTAGCTTGTCTAACTCTTTATCTATCAACTCTAATTTTATTAGCTTATGATTGTCTACTTCTTCATTTGGAATGTTTGAAATATCTTTATAATTAAAACCATCAGGAATAAAATAATCAGTAAGGTGAGTTGTGTTAGAACTATAAATAGAGCCATCAATATGTGTGTAATACTTTTCATATTTGTAATAGAAGTTACTTCTTGTGCTTGTTAATGCTCTTCTTAGTGCAACAGCCCCGTATCTTGTTAATCCATCTATTCCATCTTTTTTATAAATACTCCTAAGCGTTTCAGGGTTCATTTGTAGAAAATAAAGCATCAACTCTTGTACAGCTTCATTTATTTTATTCTCATCTGTTGTTAATCCATAAGCCATTGTCCTGAACTTATCTGTTAGCTTAGATATTTCAATATAAATGTCAGTCATTCTTTGGCTCTATTTTATCTAGCCGATCAATTACTTCTTGAAGCATCTGATCTAGTACCACCTTATAAGCTCTTACTACTGCTGAATTAGTTTTAGTTTCTATGCCTGCAAAAAAACCATTAGTTGCAACAGATACATTTATTGGGATAATA